CAATTATTTTGCTAATTAACTTTGATTCGTTGTTCATATGTTGTTGAAGTCCAATCCCCAGTGTCCGTATCTTAATAAATTACTTGGTACATCTATAACCCCTACAACTTCTGGTCTGTATGGAAGTTCATTAACCAGATGATTAATAGACTCATACGAAGAAAAGTATCTAAATGGATTAGTTCCTAAGTTATCTAGATAGTCCATCGTTTCAGAAAGCTGTTCGTCTGTCAATCCGTAAGAAACTAATTCTAAAGTAACTCCGCGGTTAGTAGTATAAAGATATAAAGAACTCAGTATGTCGCGTCTAATTTTTTTTTCTACTTTGACAAACGGAATAAGCTTATACTTCTTTTTTACATTAAGTTCTACCATTAAAAATACATCTGACACTACAAGTACTCTTTTAGGGAGTTCGTTACTAATATCCCCGTTGCGCATTTAGAAAACCTCTATTTTTCCAAATTTAATAACAAACTCTCTAAAATCTTTATCAGAAAATTTTGCTTTAATTGCGTCTTCTTGAGTTGCTCGTTTAGAAATTTCTAAAGGGTAACTTCCATTGTTTTGTTCAATACGCGCTTGTACAAACTTAGTATGTTTGCAGTTGTTTCTGCCATTGAATCCAGGGCATGTGCAAAACAACCTACCGTAAGAATCTGAGGTTACCTCATAAATTCCTGGACCAGGTGTGTGTGCTTGGCTTAAGAACACCTGCACCAACCTTGACGCTTGCACTTCGTTCCTCACTTTCGTAAATCTTCCGTTGCGGCTATTGGCAAATAATAGAAAGCTTCATTAGCAAAACTTTCTGTAGCATCACCATATTCGCTAGCCCAGTTCTCTAACTTAATGTTAGTAGTAACAATGGTAGGCAATCCATGGTTAAACCGTGTGCGTAAGATGTGGTGAAGCATACTGCTTTGCCAACCTGATAGTGAGGTGTGTTCTTTACCTAAATCGTCAATAATTAAAACTCTGATGTTATAGGCATCATTTTTACATTCTCCAAGCATTCCCTGAAAAAGAATCTCTTGCTCATCACTGGCAGAACCTTCAATAGTTAAACCTTTCAAAGCCAAGATATCATTGAAGGTTGCAAAGTAGCATGGGCGGTTAAGGACTTTGCCATCATCTACTTTAAAAGGTTCAATTGGAAACGTAGTCATAATCTCTTGTACTAAAGAAACTGAAAGAGTTGTCTTGCCGTGACCAGGTTCTCCCCATAACAGTAATCCTTTACCGCACCGTTTATTACCTGAGGAACGAATTACATCTCCGTTTTTAACATACTCAAGCCATTGACGAACGCGTTCCATTTTTTTGGAATCAACTTCAGTGCAATCATTTAAAGTCCAACCAAGGCGTGCTTCAGGAATGTTTGCAAGCCGCATCCATATTTTGCGAACTGGTTTTAAATCATTGATATCAAACATTAAAACTTCTCCCACTGTTTGTCAGAAATCTCTTCGGCTACTGCAATATCCGCTGGTGTGACTGTACTACGTTCTACATCCAAAAGTATGCTGCTGAAATCGCGGATAAAAAGTTTCCAAATAATTTCAGGGTCATTGATAGTCTTATTGTGCTCTAGACCTGCAAAAAACCTATCCATCATCTTTAACTCTACATCACCCGTAGTGCCGTGGGTTTTGCGGGCTTGACCAAAAGCACCGCGAAATCTGGTGCGAGCAACTTTCCACGGTTGAACATGCCACATGCTCTCCATACGGTTAGCAAATTCGTTAACAGATTCATCGGTAGTCCAGTCAATTGGCAATTTGCGCATCTTAGCTTCGCGCTTCTTTAAATGCTCTTGCTCTTTGGCAAGTGCGTACTCAGCCGCTTTGCGTTCTCGTTCTTTGCGAATCTTAGCCTTTAGCTCATCATCTTCGCTTTCATAACTTAACGCTCTAAATTCGTTATCCATCTTTCCCTCCTTGGGTTCCCCAAGTACTCTTTCTTGCTTATTTAATGAATAAGCATTTAAGTTTAAATAGCTATTCTGCTGTATCTGCTGTAACAGGAGTGCCGATTTGGGACTCCCATTTAAGTAAGACTGGGTGATGTACTTTCCGTTTACCAGTTGGCGTTTGGTTATTATTAGACCCGCTTCCCGCAACTCCTTAAGGGCGGTAAGGAAGGTTTTCCTACCCTCTGGAAAAACAGAAGATAGGCTCTCAGCGCTTATGGAGGCGCCTGAGGCATGTAGGTACAAGTAAACCCCTAGGGCCCTGGCTGTAATCACGCCGTAGACCCCTTAGAAGCCGTTTTAGAGGCATTCAATTCGGCTATCACAGCCTCGGTAACTCGCCTAACTATGGCATCAACGTCTATATTGGTTTTCTCAGGCTCTATAGCAGGTTCTTCTACCTCACCTTTAGGGGCAAGCGTATTCAAGCCCTCAGAAAGGTCAGCGGGGGTTATGCCGTAATTGAGTAGGGTACTTAACAAGTCGTTATCAGGATTCTCTTTATCCCATAAGACAAAACCAGCAGTTTTAACTTTACCCGCAAATTTGCAAGCATCTAACAACGGAGTATTAGTTTCAATAACACTTGCTGAATAAATGCCATCAAACTTGGCGCCCTCATTAGAGAATACAAGGATATCTTTGTTTTTATCTTTTGCCCATTGACTAATAAACACTTGTCCTGGCGCGGGTTGAGTTTCGTAAACAAGAATAAAAGTTACATCTTGCCCATTTGCATATACGTAGTCGTCTATAAGAGCTTCTACGTTAGCCCTACTGGTACTTCCTGTACCAGTAACTATTACATAATATTTGTCCATAGGACCTCCTGTTAGGGGAGGCCAAGGCTAGCACAAGGTTTACTGTTGTCTAATCGTTGCTTGGCGGTAGGTGGTGAGTCTTTCGGCACCAGTTAAAAATACACGACTTAAGAATGCACAGGCTACTGCCCTGATAATAAGCTCCTTAACAGGAAATCCTATAAGTATGTTTCCTATTACAGATATTCCTATAGAAAACACCGCGTTAACCGCGATAGGGCTAGTAAACATTCCAAGAACTTCCGCTAAAGGTTCTAGCAAAGCAAGAAAGAATGCAACAAACATTGATACAAGAAATAAATTTAACATGGGGTAATCCTACTACGTTTTTGGTTGAGCTAGGTACACAGCCATAGTTGTACCCATTGGAACTAACCCAGCAATAACATCTGTAAGTAGACGGGTTACCGTTACAAAACGGTTTTTATAGAAATGGCTACGAGCAACGTTTGGCACCCCGCCTTCCCAAAATATGTCATATGGGTCTACTTGTCCACCATTTCCATCAAAGTAATCTAATGCAAAGCCGCTATTTTCAAATAAAGCTTGGTCTACATAAATAATTTCAGAGGTAGTTGCTGTAGACCATGTCAAAGCAACACTGGCGTACGCCGCTGTAGAGGGCGCTGTGGCTGTGACATAAGGCCGTGACCAACCAGAGTTATTAATACTGGTTGTAGTCCCTGTATTAGTGCTCAAAACATTATAAGAACTGTCGTACCAAGTAATACTAGCGGCTACGCTTTCCGTAGTGCTATCTGCTTGAGCATAGATGCTAAATGTATAAGAAGTTTCTGGATAGTAAATTCCCATTAACTGTGATGTTGTAGAACCATCCCATGATTTAAGAATAACGCTTGAACCGCTAGCAGTTATTTTTAAAGCGTGTCCTGTTGCCCAAGCTCTGCCTGTAGTTGTTTTGACTGTTTGGTTAGTTGCGGTTACTGAATATGAAAAAGAAGTTAAAGTTACAGAAGTGATTGTTCTTGCGCCATTGTAGTTAGCAGCAGTAACTCCAGTACCAGCTATATTTGAAAGATATACAGAATTTCCAACTTTAAGAATATGCGCAGTGGATAGTGTTACTGTAGCAACATTACTAGTAATAGAAGTAGTAGAAACTGTATAGTTATCAAAAGAAGGTTCTATTAATCCTGTGTAAGCTGTTGTTGAACCACCAGTAACAGCCCATGGTGTAAATGGAGAGACAAAGTTAGGATTAATTAATTCATTAATTCTTTGACCGCGCACAGTAATATGAATTTGTCGCGCTTCATCAAAATCTGTAACACTACTACTAGCTTCAAATTGAGCTGCGTCAAAGTAGTGATATTCATTAGATGCTGACCCAGCAACCGATGCAATAGAAACTACTGGAACAGCATATGCAGCATTTGTTGGCGCGGTACCTGTTACGTAAGGGCGTTTAGCTGTTGTAAATTCACCAGTAGCATCTGTAACAGAACTGCCAGTAGATGTAGATAACAAAGTTCCAAAACGGTCATACCAGTTAATTTTTAAAGTAATTGCTCGTGTAGTAGTTCCAGCTACTACATAAATACTAAAACTGTAAGAACTTCCCGTTGTTACAGGAATGCCGCCAAGGACTGCCCCATCATCACCGCAAGAAAAAAGAACAGTTCCAGAACTAGCACTTGCATTAGTAACTGCAAGAATTCCAGTTTGTTTATTAGGAAATAAATTTGGAGCAGTAATTTCTTGCCATGGTGAAGGTTTAGGACTTAAATAACCAGTGGCTACAGTTGTAGATAAATCAGATGCAGTTAAAGCATAACTTACAGTTGTGTTAGTAACAGCGGTGATTGTGGCTGAAGAAATATTAAATAAAGGTGCTGAACAGGCTGATATAGCAATTTTGTGCCCAACTTTATACGTGTGTTTTCCAATAGTTATAGTAGCTACGTTTGATAATAAAGACACAGCAGTAATTGAATAAATATCAAGTTGAATTAAAGTTGCACTAGAGTTAGAAGATTTCCAGTTTCCTATAGATTCCTCAAAAGAAGAATCATTATAATTTAACATTAAATTATGACCAATAGTTAATCCATCAATTGTTGGATTAGCTGGAATTGTATATCCAGTATTTGTTAATTTATAACTGCCGTCTGTTTGTACTACAAATTGTTGAGTTGCAATTGGTTCTGGCACCGCATATCCAGAAAAATCTTTAATATAATCACGAAGTCCAGCTTTGCTGCCTTTTTTCTGACTTAAAGTTACACCATCGCGAAGAATAATGCGATTTCGTTCTAAACCTATTTCTGGTTCATAAAATAAACCAAATTGTTCCATCATAGTTTCTATTAAAACGCCATTAACAGTTTCTACGTTATAACGTTGCATTAATAAAGCTGTAAGTGTTTGATAGTAATCAAGTTCAAACCCAAATAAACTTAAAAAATTATATAAATCAATGTTATCTGGCGTTGAGGTTGCCATGTATGGTTGAGATATTTTATAAATTTGTGGCAGATATTCATATAATTTATCTGAACTAGAGTAGTTTTTAACAGAAACGCTTTCAGCATTTCCAGCACGTACCCAAAGATATTGAGTAGTTTCTAATACAAAAATTGAATAATAATAAAATGCACCTTGAACAAGGTTAGTTGTGTCAATGTAATAAGTGGGGTCATTACCGTTAAATGCCGTTAAAACAGTTTGACCATCATATGCGTTTACAGGATAACCATAAGAGTTACGAACTATCTTAATTTTAGCCCATGCACCACCAGGACTTGTCCAGTTTAAACGAATACCTCCATAGCCATATGGTTTTGCGGTAAAAGGGGAGGCGTCAAATTTAACGCCAGTACCACTACCGTAGTAACTAAGGCCATAGTAATCAATACCATAACGGGACATTAGCTAAGAACTCCTCCAGAAGCGTTTAATACAACAGTTCCTAATTTAGGTATTTCATTAACCGCGCAAACAATATCATTTACAGAAGCTACTGTGGTTGAACCAGTAGCTGATGTTGAACCTATTACCGCAGATATTAATGCGTAAGAGAACGTATTTGTAGTAACTGCTGTCACTACAAATGTACCATTAAAAGTACTATCTACGCCAGAAACAATGATTGTTTGACCTACTGTTAGCGCATGGGTAACTGAGGTAGTAAGTGTGGCAGTTGTACCGCTAGCCGCTTTATTTGTTATTGTGTAGGTAAGGTCTTTATCATTTCGGATTAATTTGGCAAACTGGCAGTATGCAACCCCGTCTACAGAACCAATAGCTGTCATAAAATCTTGTAGTGAAACACGGTCATTAAATGTTACATTATCAATATACAAAAGTTGTGTAATAATAGCGGTAACTGCTGTGGTAACTAATGATTGTTTATAGGTAGGTAGTACTGTAAAGTTAACTACCATATTTACAGGAACATACGTTGGTGGTTGTATGGTTACAGTTGTTGTAGTAGGTATTTTTTCAGTTAAAAAGGTAGAAACTTCTGTTGAATAGGTATTAAATACAGCAGAAGGTGTTACGCCATCAACTTGCACTCCAGGGTCTCCATAAGGAAGCATGTATATAGTTACGCTATTAAATACGCTAGCTGTTGCAATTGCTTTAGAAACACCACTTACTTGAACTGCTAAAGAAGCGTAATCTGTTAAAGATACAGCACGATTAAGGGCGCGTATGCTTTTTGGCGCATTAATGCGTATAGAGTCTGTGCTTTCAGCATCGGCTCCACCAGTCGCAGCTCCATCTCCTGTTACAGAAGTGTCTTGGTTGTTAACGCTTAAACCTGCTGGAACACTTCCGCTGGGAAATTTAAGAATATTTTTAATAACGTTAGATGAAACGTTTCCATTAGTACCGCCACCTACACGGTAAGTTGCATAAATTTGAGAAGAGATGGGTGGAATACGTCCGCTAACACCATCACCAAATGTAATATATGTAATTCCTTCAGCATCTGTATATGTAACAAATACTGGATCGTAGTTATTGTAATCAATTAAATATTCAACTCTTTGGTAAGGAACTGTTCCAACAAGAACACTAGTACTGTCATTAATTACAGAAGTTTGTGATAATTGAAAAGATTGAGAAGGTGTGCCGTTAGAGTTTCCAACTAACTCGCTAGATACTGTTGTTCCTTGAGTTGCGGTTACAGCAGCAGACCCATTAACCGCGCCTGATTTAACAGGTACTGTTATAGCAGTTGTTGTTTCAAATATAATTTGATTAGTGCTTCCATTAGATATTGTAGTTGTAGCCACCTGTGTAAGTGCAGGCACTGTTATAATAGATGCGGTTGAATTTTGAAAAGTAAGAGTTACAGTAGATGCTGTTGCTTGGGTTGGATTATAACCAAGCAATCTTGAAAGTTGAAGTACGCTTTCACGTTGACTTGCTGTGCTAATAAAAGCTTCATTAGCAGAACGATCAATGTAATAATTAATTAAATCTCCCATATAAGAAAACAATTCAATTAAAGCAATACCAAAATCTGAAGGGTCACGACTTAGCCATTGAGGTATAAAATTAGGTATTAAATCAATCATGTCTTGCCGTATTGCGGCATAGTCTCTAGATGTGTAGTCTATTTGTGGTACGTAATTAACCATTATTTACCTCCGT